GCTACCCCCATATGCGGACACCGCAAATACGGCGAACAACGCGACCTATGCGTATGGGAAGACAGAGGGCAACCTCAACGTCAACTCTGCACTTGTCGCGAACAACGCGACCTATGCGTATGGGAAATCCGAAGGAAATCTTAACGTCAACAACGCGCTCACCGCGAATGTTGCAAATACCGCATCCAACGCGAACAACGCACAATATCTCGCAGGAAAGAGTGAGGGATCACTCAACGTCAACAGTGCGCTTACTGCGAACTTTGCATCATGGGCTGGGGACGCCAATACCGTTGATGGGTACCACGCGGCGGATCTCAACGTCAACAGCGCGACGTATGCGCTGACCGCCAACAACTCGGACCACGTGTATGGAAAGCACGAGAACGAACTCAATGTCAACACGGCGCTGACATCGAACGACACGACTTATGCATATGGTAAGACAGAGGGGAACCTCAACGTCAACAGTGCGCTCTCTGCAAATATTGCCAACAGCGCCACGTATCCTGCGGGCCTCGTGGCGGCGTCTGGTGATCTGATTGTCGGCAACTCTACTCCAGCATGGGAGAAACTTGCAGCAGGAGCCAACGGCAAATTTTTGATGAGCAACGGATCTGCGTTGTCTTGGGATACACCAGCCGGCGCCGGTGATACCAATCTCATCCTAAAAATTCTAGACAATATCGCTGGGTCGTTCAACGGGTCACAGACTGTCTTTACGCTTACAGTGAGCGGAGCAAATGTCGCACCCGTAGCCGCACAAAACCTCTTGTTGAGTCTCAATGGGATTCTTCAACAGCCCGGAAACGCCTATACAATTAGCGGAAATACTGTTACATTCACAACTGCACCAGATACGAATTCGCAATTTTTTGGTATCTACGTATCGCAGGAGTCTGGAGCTACCGCATACGGAAAAGCCGAAGCCGATCTCAATGTCAATAGTGCGGTATATGTAACAGGAACGGTGCTCTCCGCGAACAACGCGACCTATGCGTATGGGAAGACAGAGGGCAACCTCAATGTCAACTCCGCAATATCCGCAAACACCGCGAACAACGCGACGTATGCTTACGGTAAAACCGAAGGAAACCTCAACGTCAATAGTGCGGTCACTGCAACGGGAAGCATTTCGCTTTCCGCACAACCTGCGACCATTCTCTCCCTGTCTTCTAACACCACGGCATTCACTGCCGGCGTCAACACCGCTATTGCATTTGACTCGGAATATGTTGACACGGGAAACATGCATTCAACAACCACTAACACAGAACGGATTACGGTACCATCGGATGGCTACTACCTGTTCAATGCTACCGTTCATCTGTTTGACACCGGAAATAATACTGCCTATCGCCGCATCTGGTTTCGGAAGAACGGCACGATACATTTTGGACAGCAAGAACAGTATCTCAATCTGAACAACAGCAAAACGTATGTCACTACGTCAGTTGTTCTTTATATGGCCGCAACCGACTATATTGAACTGTGCGTGCTTGTTTCGAGCGGTGGGGGAAGCACTACATTTGCGGTCGGTGCGACAACACAAGATACGCACCTTCAAGCTATAAAGTTGTTCTAAGTATTCATATGGCACGCACTCTCAAACCCTCATCGTATGTCTTAAAGACGGCGACATATAGCGCCCGAAAAGAAGATGAGCTTATTTTGGCCAATGGAACGTTCACGATTACGTTGTATCAGGCAAACACTAACCCAGGGCATACACTTCTCATCAAAAATATCGGGACGGGTACCATTACTATTGCCGGAAACGCGACTGCCGAAAAGATTGACGGAAGTAATACGACAGCGCTGACTTCTCTCCAATCAACATCACTATTCAACGATGGCGGAAATTGGTGGAAGACAACCGTAGCTGCCTCAGCCAATACGGCGGCTCTCCTCGATGACGGAAATAGTGGTTCATCTAAAACTATTGATTGGAACGCGGGAACAGGACACCTCCTTACCCTAACCGCAAATTGCACTCTGACATTTGCAAACGCAACGGATGGAGGTCGTTATCTTCTACTCCTTAATTCTGGCACGGGAGGATTTCTTACATTTTGGCCTGCAAATGTCAAATGGGGCCCGGGTGGCCAGCCGCTCAATACACAAATTCCAAGCAAAATCGACTTATTCACAGCAATATATGCCGCAACAGCTAATCAGTTCTATATGAGCTATTCATTAGGATACTAATATGAGCTATACGCTGTATACCAATACGCTTACTCGAAGTAACACTAATGCGGAATTCCAAAATTGGGGCAAACAAATCTCCGACGCAATTGCGAACTGCGGCATCATCAAAGAAAGTGACGCCAACGTTGGCACGCAGATTGACTGGAGCACCGTTGCCGCACCCAGTGCAGCCCATCAATCTCGTGGGTATGAGATTTACAAATTTAATGATGCAATCCAAGCAACAACTCCGGTATATTTCAAACTGGAATACGGGTCCGGAGCAACGGCTCCTGTACCCGCACTCTGGCTCACCGTAGGAAGTGGAGCCAACACTAGCGGTAATGTTACAGGAAACACAACAACGCGGCAACAAATCACCAGTGCAACAGCCACATCAAATGTGTCGTCGTATTATTCGGGCGCCAACGGAAGGTTTGTCATGTCGTTTGCAGCAGGTGGTACTGTTTCACAACATATGATGATTGCTTTAGAACGAATACTTGATGGAAATGGCGCCGCAACAAGCGCAGGACTAGCGATTCTTCTTGCACACACAGTAAATCGTTTCCAAACTCTTTGGACTCTGGAAACAGGAAATGTTACGGCATTTGAAACGAACTTCGGTGTTCTCACACCTGGAAGCGGAATGAACAGTGGTCTTCTCCGGGGGCAATCAGGAGAACACCTAGCAGCATATCCTTTGGTGTTCTTTAAAGGGGCCGTTGTGTATCCTCCACAAACTATACTAATGTCATATTTCAATGGAGAGTTTACGACAGGTGTGAGTTGCGAAATGCCTGTATATGGAGCAAACGTCAATTACATGCCACTTGGAAACACTTGTTGTTATGGTGTTTCCGAGCGAGGTGGGAATAAAACTGCTTGGATGATGCGTTGGGACTAACATGGCATATACAGCAACAACAAATACGAATTGTCGCATCTCTACGAACACGGAATTTCAAACGTGGGGTTCTTGGATTTCTGATGCCATAGGGAACACCGGTCTCGTTCAGACTGCTGATACGGGACAAATTGATTGGTCGACGGTTGCATGTCCTTCTGCACCGAGCACAATGCAGGGATACGAAATTTGGCGTTTTAATGACGCACTTCAGAGTGTATCACCGGTGTTTTTACGAATCGACTACGGTTCCGGGAGCGTAAATACCGTTCCTGCGTTTCGGTGGACACTGGGCAGCGGCTCTACGGGAAATGGCACTCTGTCTGGATTTTTAACACGAGACCAGTCCGGAGCGTCAGGAAACGCCCATACGATATTGCAAGCCGCAAGTGTCTTTGCCAACAATACACTTGTTTCTTATATTTCCGGGGGGAATAATTGGTTAATTTTAGCAATGAATGCTCGGGGTACCGGTGGCACCACGTCTCATATATGTTGTATTGGATTCGAACGCACAATTGACGCTAACGGGTTACCAATAGCAGACGGCGTTCTTGTCAGCTTTAAAGCTGGTGGTAACCCCGCCTACGGTCAATCCGTATGGAGTCCAACGTTGGGTTGGATCGGTAACGATGTTGCCGCAGATGCTTGGGGCATGCTAACACCATTTTTAGGAGGCGGTACTACTGGTTCTAATGTTGCTGTATACCCTGTGTTTCATTCGTGGGGGGGCGGCGCGTTTCTCAATCCCGGTTTCAACTTTTTGGGATACTGGAACAGTGAAATCACAGTCAATACAGCAAACACGTTTACTTACTATGGTGAAAGTCATACATATATGCCTCTCGGTAACTCCTCATTTGGCACCATCTCGGCGCGAGGAAACACTCAAATCGCCGTGATGATGCGTTGGGAATAATAAATGCCCTCGACACTTCTAACAGGAAATTCATACGTTGCTAACAGCGGTGACAATACCGCGTTTCGCGCCTATGGTACTGCTATCTCAAACGCCTTCGCAAATGCAGGATGGGTACAAACATCCGACACGGGCCAAATCGATTGGGCAACCGTCGTCGCAAATGGAACCGCAAATGCAACATTTTCTCTAGGTTATCAAATTTGGCGCATGAACGATGCACTCCAAAATACTGCTCCAGTGTATGTTAAACTTGATTGGCGCACAACATACATTAACAATAGTCCGGGGCTTATTTTTACAATTGGTGCCGGAAGTGATGGGTCTGGTAACTTGACAGGAAATCCAAGTCTTAATATTGCAATGCGAAGTAGTTCAGCTTCCTCAGCTAACCCATGGCCGGCATATTTCCGGGGGAACCCTGGCGACATCACAATCTGTATGTGGGCAAATTCGGTAAATGTCACTGCCTGGGTTTTAAACATTGAACGCTGTAAAGATGCTGGAGGAAATGATACTGCAAACGGTGTTGCTGTTGTATGGGGCGGAATTGTTAGTGGTGGTGTAGCGGTCGATATACACCAATATGTTTACATACCAGGTATTGGAGCTACGTCAACAGAAGCAAGTCTTGGTATTTTTGGTCCAACAGGTAATACAGTAGCTAGTGGATACCAAACACTGATGTTTCCGATCTTTTGTTACAAAGGAGTTACGACGTATCCTTTGTTAAATATTATAGGGGCGCACGTTGGGTTGGCGGCCCCAAACGCACCATTTACTGTTCCTCTTTATGGAAACAACCATACCTATATTACTCCAATTTACACAGATAGATTTACGACTCGTATTTCATCAACGGCCGGAGTATACTCAATAGCCTTGCGGTGGGAATAATACATGGCTACGTTGCTTACTTCCAATTCTTACGCGGCCAATAGCGGTGACAATACCACGTTTCGCGCCTATGGTACTGCTGTCTCAAACGCCTTCGCAAATGCAGGATGGGTACAAACATCCGACACGGGCCAAATCAATTGGACAACCGTCGTCGCAAACGGAACTACCGGTGTCTATTCTGGTAGCGAAATTTGGCGCATGAATGATGCGCTTGCAAACGTTGCTCCAGTGTATATTAAGATCGATTACGGAACAAGTGGTTCGACTAATCGACCATCGATTTGCTGGACAGTTGGTCATTCTTCAAATGGCACCCTTGGACTTTGTGGTGCGTTATCAGTTAACAACAATCTTCAGATGTCAGCGCCGGGCCCGACGTTACATCCTTGCTACTTTACAGGAAGTCCCAATTATATTGGTATTGCAATGTGGCTCGGCACTTCTTATGTTAGCATTATCGGAATCGAACGCACACACGACGCTAATGGAAACGATACTCCTGAAGGGTGTATTCTCTTGAACGGTCTTGGTACCGCTATTACGCATCAATACTGGAACATTTTTACTGGTGCTGGTATGCAAGAAAACCTTGGCACCTTTTTCTCAAAACCATCATCACCCGGATTTCCACAAGGCGCTGGCACAATATTCAACTGGGCACCCATTTATCCGAGTAAAGGAATATTTCTCAATCCTTCTTTGTTATTCATTTGCGGAACCGCTACTTACTTTGGAGGAAACACGTTATCTACAGTAACACATTACAATAACACACACACATATGTCGGTCTGAAAAATGCAGAACCCGTAAATCGATCTGGTATTAGCACGAGCAGTGTGCTATTGAGTATGCGGTGGGAATAAATTTATGGCCATAATCGTTTCGTCGCTCGCAATAAGCGGCCCGACGACAATATCACGAAAACTCTCGTCACTTGTTTCATTATATGGGGCCGCTCCCATACAGGAGCGTATTCCTTTTACAACACAAACTGCAAACGTCTGGTTTTTTCCTCTCGTGTATGAAGAAACTGTTGTTTGGGGACCCTCCCATCCCTACGTGTTGAGTCCGATAGAAGGCGAACCGCCACCAACAACTCAACCAAAACGTGAAGGAATTTTTAATGCTGTTTTGGAACCCGGCAACCCAGGAACCGCAGTCCAATCTAGCGGTGTTCAAGTTGTTCTTCGCGTGCCTTCCGAAACTACAAAGGAACGGTATCCCTTTCTTCCGCCCTCCGTGGTGCTCTAAATACTTGTATGCCAACGCTGAGCCTCCCATCAAATGCGGTTCGAAAAGTCGCGAGTTCAAGCTACACGGTCTCCGTGGACGACGAACTTATACTTGTGACACCCACCGCGCATCCGACAACAATCACGTTGTATGATGCGTCCGGACACGATAAGACAGGAAAAATCGTCAGCATCCGGAACATGAACGCGGGTTCTGAAAAACTCCGACTTGTTGCTGTCGGGGGAACGGTGGACGGATTGGCAGAATACATCATTGAACCGACACAGATGGTGACAGTCAAGAGTGACGGCACGGATTGGTGGGTATCATCTAATGACGATCTGACGCACCAAATTAAGCACATAGGAATTTCTGGCAGTTATGCGATTGATTGGGAACTCGGGAAAAATCACGTCGTTTCCATGTCGGGGTCAACTGCATTTACGTTTTCTGGGGGAAAGCCCGGCGGGCACTACAACTTGATTTGCTGGCGCATATCAGGAGGTGCAGAGGCGTCATTCGGGGGAAACGTTGTGTGGTCTGGAAACGTCAGTCCTCAACAGGCGGACGACGCGGGAACCGTAGATTTTTTCGCGTTTTACTTTGACGGAGATACCTACATTGGGGCGGGGTCTCTCTACACCATTCTCTCGTAGGAACTATGGCACATTTACCATCCTTTACGGGAATCCCGGTGCCACCGCCAGTGGATACTCAAGCCCTCAAGGGAAGTGGGCAACTCGCATTCCTTGTCTCACAACAATGGACTGCGAACACCTCCGACGACATCACTGGGTATTCTGACGGAACCCGCTACATCTGGATGGTCAACCGCATCTTTGCGAGTGCGGCGCAACGCTAACGGAAGAAATCTATGCCATATCCATTCTCTAATCTCACGCCCACATCCACGTTTACACAGTGGTATACCCAGACGAACGAGATTTCGACGTTCCTGAACGAACAGATTGTTGCGAACGGACAGGTTGCGTATGGAGATTTTGAGATTGGAGCCAATGCCAGCCTCAACCTCTGTAACTCGTCCTTTGCGAACTCCACAGTCGTTCAGTTCTTCGCGAACACTGAACTCGGAAACTCCGGCACGAGCTACGTCGCAGTCCTCGGAACACTGTTCTCCGTCTCGTCCAACGTCGCGCTCCTCAACCCCATCTCCAGCGTCTTCGTCAACACCGCCCTCACCGTCAATGCGACCTCCAACTTTACCGGAAATGCAGTGTTCGCGAACGTCACCGTTGGGGGCACACTTATCGGAAGCAATGCACGGTTCGACTCGGGGACCATTACGGCAAACAACGGGTCTCTGGTAGCTCGCGAGCTTTCATTTACCACGAACGGCGCGACAGTCAACAGTTCGCTCGCGTCTGCAAGCTACTCGGACTACACCGTAACGGGACTCCAGAACGCAACACTTTGGAACGCAACTCCGGGGCAGAACACAGTCATTTCGGGAATCGACGCACACTCAGCGGTCTCATCAAGCATCGATGGGTTCCGCATTCTCTACTTACAAAACCTTTCAACATCCTACAAGATCACGCTCAGTCCCGCGAATAGCTCATCAACGGCAATCCATCGGTTTGAGACTATCGACAACCTCCCCGTGGACGTGCTTCCCCGTCAGACTGTGCTACTCCTGTATGCGAAGGATACAACACGCTGGCGCGTGGTGGGTGGGTCACAGACGACGGGTGGCGCGAGCAGCTTCGGAAACACGACAGTTGCGGGAACACTCGCGGTCAACGGCAATGGTGTGTTCAGTGCAAACCTCACTGTGGACCCCCTTTACGTCAACCAGGTTGCTGGCCGCGTTGGTATCGGAACCATATCTCCAACCGTGAAGTTCCACTCCGTTGGGCCCAACGTTCTTGAGGACATCACGACAGCAAATGACCTTCGGTCAACGAAGCTGTTAGTCACCTCAAACGCGGTGTTCACGGCAGCAGAGTTCTACGCGAATGGTGTTGCAGGATTCAACAATATCATCGTTGTCAACAACCCAGGACAATCGTATATTCAAACACTCCGGACGGGATCGTTTTTGAGTGACGGAGCAATTGTCGGTGGAGCAATCAGCGGAATATCAGGAACGTTCAGTGGTACGGTCGTCGGTGCGGTAGGATCGTTCGGTACACTTGGAGCGGTTGTTGGTACCACCGGGGTATTCAGCGGAGCGGTGCAAGTAGGTGGAGCACTCACACCTGCGTCAGACGCGACCCTCTCGTTGGGTACTGGCGCAAAACGCTGGAACACACCGTTCTTCAGCCTTGCGGACGGGTCTGCGGATGGAACAATGACTCTGGCGCTCCTAACCGGCGCATCCGGGGAAGTCAAGTATCAGGCGGGGTTCACGGGTTCCAAAAACATTCAAACAGACGACGGGCTGAAGACGTTTACCTGGAAGGCCGGCATCCTCGTGAGTGTTTCAGCATAAGGCGGCACCATGATTCCTTCAACACGCGACGAATTTAAAGGCTACTGCCTCCGGGCTATCGGGGATGGCGTCCTTCAAATCAATATGACGGATGATCAGATTGAGGACCGCATTGACGAAGCGATCTTCATGTTCACGCAGTTCCATATGGACGCGGTGGAGAAGGTGTTTATCCAGCATCAGATTACACCCAGCACGCTCTACTTGTCTGGTGTGAGCGGGAATCTGGAGCCTTCACAGCTTGTTGTCGGGAACACTACGTCCTTCAACGCTTACATCAACGAGGTCGTGAATGCGACAACAATCACCTATACGAGCGTGTTGCCGAGTGCGACGGCCAATTTCCAAATCGGTGAGGGCATCGTCACACTAGGAACGAGCAACAGCAACGCAACCGCAACCGTCGCCAACGTCGTTCTGGGTGATTACGATAACGGATACATTCAGTTGCCAGAGGACGTAATTGGCGTTTCCCGTATCTTCGCACCCTACGACTCCCGTATCGGTGCGGACATTTTGTTTGATCCACAGAGCCAGTTCAACATGTCGCTCTTGGCAAACTTTACCAGTAGCACGATCATCCCGTATTACATCGGACGCTCGTATCAACAGCTTTTGAGCGACACATTCCGGGGGCGTCCTGGCATCCGTTTCCAGCGTTACTCCAACCGCATCTATCTCGACATTCAACTCAAAGCGAACCTCCCGCCGGGATACTACATCATCGTTGAGGGCGTCAAGGTCCTTGACCCCGATGACTATCCGCTGGTGTGGGGTGACCGATGGCTCGCCCGCTATTGTATCGCACTTTTAAAGCGTCAGTGGGGCACAAACCTCAGCAAATATAACGGCATCGCTCTCCCGGGTGGAGTAACGCTGGACGGAATGACGATGTTCACCAACGCGCAGGCAGACGTGGAGAAACTGGAACAGGAACTCCGCGACACGTATCAAGAGCCGCCGGGATTCATTGTAGGATAGTATGCCACTCAACCCATACTTCAATCAAGTCACGTTCAAACCCGAGCAGGGACTGGTGCAGGACCTCATTGAGGAGGCTATCCAAATCCACGGGCATGAGGTATGGTATATCCGTAGGGATGTCGTCAACATGGATACACTCTTGGGAGAGGACACACTCCAGCATTTCAGAGATGCGTATCCCATCGAGATGTATATCAAGACGCATAGTTCGTTTCAGGGACAGTCGGAGTTTGTCAGCAAGTTCGGACTCATCATTGAGGACCGGATTGACTTGTCCGTGTCCGTCCGACGCTTTCACCAGACTGTGCCAAACATGGAGCGTCCCCGCGAGGGCGACCTCATCTGGATTCAGATGGCGCCCACGTCCCGCTACATCTTTGACATCCGTTTCGTAGAGAATCAGGAACAGCTATTCCAGTTGGGTAAACTCTACACCTACGAGCTACGGTGCGAACGCATGAACTTCTCACATGAGCGTATCGTCACTCCGGAAACGATCATCAACGAGAGTCCGCAACGCGAAGCTTACACTATCGATGTGTTCCTGGGCGCCGGGTCGGGGAACTACATCGTCGAGGAGCAGGTCTATCAGGGCGATTCCTATGCTACCGCTATCGCAACGGGCATGGTTGTCTCCTGGTCGTCCGACGTGGGCCTGCTCCAACTTCAGAACATCACCGGGACGTTTACCAATTCGCACGCGATTATCGGCGTGACAAGCAATGCTTCCTACATAACTACAGCCACACCGAACGTCGCTCCAACATCGCATGATGCGATCACGGATAACGAACTTCTCCAGAACGATGGCCCGGGTGTCATCGTCAATCGGGGAAGCAATCCAAGATACTCCTAATGTTCACGTTTTTTGATCATCAACAGCTTCGTCGCTATCTACTCGCTTTCGGGTCGTTTTTCGACAGCATCTTTTGCGTCCGATACGACACGACCGGTAAAGAGACACAGCGGATTCAGGTGCCAATAGAATACGGTCCCAAAGAGAAGTGGTTGCTCCACATCATTCAGGACCCCGATTTTTTGCAAAGCACTGCCATCACTGTCCCCCGTCTCTCATATGAAATGACGAGCTTGACGTATGACGGGAATCGTAAGCTCAACTCCCTCAATCAGCTTCGTTTTCCCAACGGTACAGAAGACCAATCCAAGCTCCGACGCACTTACATCGGTGTGCCGTATCTCTTGAACATCAACTTGTCCGCGCTCGTCAAGTTCCAGACAGACGGGTTCCAAATCGTTGAACAGATTCTCCCCTTCTTTACTCCTGACCTCACATTCGTCGTCCAAAATGTTCCGGAGTTGGGCATCGCGGACCAGATTCCTCTCACCCTAACGGGAGTATCTTCAACGGACAACTATGAAGGGGACTTTGAGAAACGACGGATGATCATCTGGTCAATGGACTTTCAAATGAAGGTCTACTTCTACGGGCCGAACAAGTCACAAGGACGTATCGAGGAGGTCATCATTGACGTTTACAACGCGCCAATCGCTTCGCTCAACGAGCCACCTGAATACTTCACACAAGAGAATGATGGGTTTATCGTGGAAGAACAGGATACAGGTCTATTGGCGACAGAAGCGACCGCGAACGTTTACCTCACAACGGGACGTGCCGCTCGCATTACGGCGGTTGCTGACCCCCGGAACCAAGATGCGGAGCCGCCGGACGTTCATGCGAAGGTCACACTTACAGATTACTCCGGGGATGTGAAACGTTCCCGTGATTTGACGGACGAAGAAGTAGGACAATAATGGCAAACAGTGAAGTGCTTGACGACATTCTCGACATTGCCAGGGACACCGCGAACGCCCTCACGAAAGTTCCCGATGAGGAACAATCGGTAATCCCAAGCGGGACAACCGCACTCGTAGAGGTGCTGCCAGCGGAGATTGTTCCCGTTCGGGAACAAAGCGAAGTCAAGCTGGAAACGGACTTTGAGTTTGCCCGCGACAAAATGCGGGACCTCATCAAGAAGGGGCAAGAAGCCGTGGATTCGGCTATCATGCTCGCACAAAGCGGCGACAGCCCCCGTGCTTACGAAGTCGTCGGAGGTATGATTACAGCCATTGTGCAGGCAAACAAGGAACTCATCAACATACACAAGACACGGAAAGACACTGTGGCGACACCCAACGCACCGTTGCTCCCGACAGACGGGGGCAGTTCAGTGAACATTGATAAGGCAGTGTTTGTAGGAAAAGCAAGTGATTTGCTACGTGAAATCAGGGCGCTCACCAAGCCCGCTTCGCCGGACGCGCAGGAACCGAAGTAGCCCCGCATTCTACTTTGGTTCCTCTAAAAAGAGTATGTTTCATACATACTAGTATGAACAAATATGAGAGATGGTATAACAACTTGATTGCGGCATTTCGGTTGCGGAATTGGACCCGACGTTCCAAGCCAATGTATGCGGAACGTCATCATATTATCCCTCGTTCGTTAGGAGGGGGAAACGACAGCGACAATCTCGTCTACGTAACCGGTCGCGAACATTTTGTTCTTCATCGTATTCTCACACGGTGTTATGAGGGAGAAAGTAAGAACAAAATGGTCTACGCATTGTTTAGAATGTGCCATGGACAACCTGCTCAGAAAAACAGCAATAGTCGCGACTATGAGTTACTTCGTCAGCAATATAGTGAACTAAAACGACGAGCAAGGTTGGGATGTCGGCATACAGAAGAAACGAAACGTAAGATTGGGGATGCCCACCGAAATAAGGTTGTATCAGAGGAAACGAAACGACGCATCTCCCTCGGGAACGCAGGCAAACTTTTGGGGTACAAACGTAGCGACAAGAATCGGCAAAATATTAGTCGGGGATTGTTGGGAACTCCGAAGTCCCAAGAACACATCAACAAGATCAATCGCAACCCAGAGAAGATACGGAAGACTGCAGAAAAGCACACAGGAATGAAACGCAGCCCCGAAGCGCGAGCACGCATGTCCGCGGCCGCGAAGGGACGCATTCCGTGGAACAAACGCACAGGAGCAGACAATGCCGCGGCGTAACACAAAGGTACAAGGGGGGTATAACGGTAATATTTTACTTCCCCTACCTGATGAGGAAGTTCAGTTAGATAGTAGTGAACTCGCGGAGTTTATTAAATGCTCACAGGACCCAACATACTTTATCGAGAATTACGTCAAAATCGTTCACGTCGACCACGGAATTGTTAAGTTCAAACTCTATCCGTTTCAAAAAGAAATCATTGATGCGTTTGAAGAAAACCGATTCGTCATTTGTAAACTGGCTCGTCAGTCGGGAAAATCAACGGTCGTTGTTTGCGGATATTTCCTGTGGTACATTTTGTTTCATACTGACATTGCTGTGGCAATCCTTGCTAACAAGGAAGCGACGGCTATTGAACTCTTGCGCCGTCTTAAGCAGTCATACGAACTCCTCCCACGATTCCTGAAGCAAGGCGTTGTCAAGTGGGATCAGAAGCTCATCATGTTGGCGAACAACTCTCGCGTGCGTGCGGAAAGCACCAGCGCGAGCGCGGTCCGAGGGGACAGCTTCAATATCATCCTACTTGACGAGTTCGCGTTCGTTCCGGAGAACATCGCGCTAGAGTTCATGACCTCTGTGTATCCAACCATCACGTCTGGAAGCACGACCAAGATGTTCATTGTGAGCACGCCAGCGGGATACAACCTCTTCTACAAGATTTGGAACGATAGCGAAGAGGGACGGAACACCTACAAGCGGGTCGGATTCACCTGGCGGGACGTTCCAGGCCGCGACACAGTAGACAAGAACGGCGTCAACCTGTGGGAGAAGGAAACTCGGCAAAACATCGGGGACATGCAGTTTGAGCAAGAGTTCGAGTGCTCGTTTATGGGGTCCGCGAACACGCTCATCCCCGCGCACAAACTCGCTATGCTCGGTTACAAGGAACCGATTGAGGTCAAGGGTGACCTCAAAATCTACACCAAGCCCATCCGTGCGAGCGATGACGGGCCTGCACATGTTTACCAGATTACGGTGGACATCGGTATGGGACAGGGACTTGACTACTCGGTCATCAATGTGACCGACATCTCTGTCAACCCGTTCTCTCAAGTGGCTGTCTGGCGGAATAACAAGCTCTCGGCAACTATGCTTGCTCCCATCATACGGGACATCGGACAGTATTACAACAATGCGTTCGTTCTCATGGAAATCAACCTTGAGGGACACGCAGTTGCCGAAATGCTCCACAACGAACTAGAGTATGCCGGGGTCATGACAGTCACACCGCACCCCAAGAAGGGACAGTTACTTTCCGGGGGATTCGGACTAAAGTCCAGATTTGGACTCAAGATGACAGAGGCCACCAAGCGGATTGGCTGCTCCGGGCTGAAGACATTGTTCGAGCAAGATAAGTATATCGTCAATGATTATCAGACGTTGCGAGAACTGACGACGTTCGTAGTCCATAACAACACCTACGAGGCGGAAGTCGGGAACAACGACGATATCGTGATGACGTTGGTGCTCTTGGGGTGGCTGACGCTCCAATTGGGCTACGAGAACTACGTGGGAATCTCCATGCGGCGACTTCTCATGGATAAACAAGAGCCCCTGACGTTTGACATCCCATTGCTCGGGCACATGGGAGATTTGGAGCAAACACCCGTAATCGGAATGACGCAAGGGGGCATCGAAATCGTGGACGATGCAGATTTCTGGAAAGATACCGAGGAAGCGGCTTGGCTTCATTAGAGGGAAGGCGGCGGCATCTGGTTTTTCTAAATACAGCAGTAACTACCGCATGGTGGTGGTAGGCGAAATTTCCAAACCTCTATGAAGGGGACTCACACATGGCATTCATGGTATCTCCCGGCGTTAATGTTTCTGAAGTAGACCTTACCGCAGGTGCTCGACAGGTTTCGGTTTCTGATGCGGCATTTGCCGGACCGTTCAGTTGGGGCCCCGCGCTGGACACGTTCCTCATCTCATCCGAGGACGAGTTGGTCAAATACTTCGGTAAACCAACAGAAGACAATTACGAATACTGGTTTAGCGCAGCGGCGTTCCTCGCTTACTCCAATCTCCTTCACGTCGTTCGTGCGGTGAGCGATGGAGCGTTGAATGCGACAACTGAAGCCAAGCCCCTCACGGGAACGCTACAGGCGAACGTGGGCGCGTCTGTTTGGACCAAGAGCGCAGTCGGTGGGTTCGACAACGGCTATGGTGCAACACTCATCATCCATCCGGGACAGAAAGTCACTCTCGATGGTGTGGAATACACCGTTAACGCGATCCCAAACACAGCAGCATTCACGACTGTTGAGACGGTTCCGACAATCGCGAACCTCGCGGGAACGTGGGTGTTGTCGGACGGAAACACGATCATCGTCGGGAACACCGCGACCAGCACAGCGGGACTTGCGAATACGCTCCTCTTCCAGGCGGGCGCGAACACAGAATGGACGTTCGTTGTCAACACCGTAATCAACAGCAGCGCGTTCACCGTGACGGTGGCGCCGAACAGCACAACCGCAAATGCGGGCGTTCAGATTAAGCCCCTCAGTGTGGTCAACGCCGCTATCGCGATCTTTGGCTACCAGATCAACAACGAGACGGACTACACGACTAACGCAGAAGATGGCAGCAAGAGCGAATTCGGCGCATGGGCGGGTAAGTATCCGGGCGAGCTTGGCAACTCTCTCCGAGTGAGCGTCTGCCCGAGCGCGAACGCTTGGTCATCAACACCAGCGGGTTCTATCGCATTGACCGCGGGAAACACCCAGGTTGTGGGAACGAGCACGCCGTCGTTTGACACCGAACTCGTCGTCGGTGACCTCATCAAGGTTGAGGGACAGACCTACAAGATCGCATCCATTACCAACTCGTCTCATTTCGTGTTGGCGACTGCTGCAACGCGGTCAACCACAACACCAGTAGTGACGGGAAGCTGGACTCGTTGGTGGGAGTTCTCCCCATACTTTGACCTCGCTCCAGGCACGTCACCATACGTGATCGAGCGGGGCGGATCGGGAGATGAACTCCACATCTGCGTTGAAGACGAGGACGGACAAATTACCGGAACGCCGGGAACCATCCTTGAGCGGTACGCCTTCGTGTCCAAGGCATACGATACCAAGACGCCGAACGGAGAGGCCAACTACTACGTGACCGCGGTCAACCGCAAGTCCAAGTATATCTGGTGGCTCGGTGCTCCGACTTCCAACACCACAAATTGGGGTGAGGATTCAACTGCCACGTTCGGCTCGGACGTGCTCCCGTCGTCTCTCAGCTTGACTGGTGGACAGACGGACAATGCGAACATTGACGATGGCGATCTTGAGATCGCTTACGACAAGTTCAAGAGCACTGACGTAACGGACATTTCACTTATCATCGCTGGTCCTGCAAGCTCAACCCTCGCAACCTATCTCATTCAGAGTATTGCTGAACAACGGATGGATTGCGTGGTGCTGTGCTCGCCGTTGAAGACGGACGTAGTGACCAACGATGGGTCGGAGGTGGATGACATCATCACGTTCCGGAACTTGCTGCCATCAAGCAGCTATGGGTTCTTGGACAGCGGATGGAAATACACCTACGACAAATATAACGACAAGTACCGCTGGATTCCTCTCAACGGTGACATCGCGGGACTCTGTGCGCGGACCGACACGACGGATGATCCGTGGTATTCACCTGCCGGATTCAACCGCGGGAACATCAAGAACGTGGTCAAGCTCGCGTGGAATCCTGACCAGCTAGACCGCGACGAACTCTACAAGGCGGGTATCAATCCGGTTGTGAGTTTCCCGCAGTATGGCGTCATCCTCTACGGCGACAAAACTCTGTTGAGTCGTCCGAGTGCGTTTGACCGCCTCAACGTGCGTCGTCTGTTCATTATCCTTGAAAAGACGATTGCCCGCCTCGCGCGGACGCAGTTGTTTGAGTTCAACGATGAGTTCACTCGTTCACAGTTCCGCAACATGGTCGAGCCATTCCTTCGCGATGTCAAGTCGCGTCGGGGTATCTACGACTACTCGGTCATCTGTGACGAGACGAACAATACAGCCGAGGTCATTGAAGAGAACCGCTTCGTGGGAGATATCTACGTGAAGCCGGCACGCTCAATCAACTTTATCCAGTTGAACTTTGTGGCAGTTCGCAACGGTGTAAGCTTCCAAGAGGTTGCTGGAGGCATCTAGGGCGCCGTAAGGATTGGTTGAAAGATAACGCGCATTCAGGAGTAGACACATGCCATTCGCACTAAACGAGTTTCGGAACACTCTCCAGCATGGAGGCGCCCGTCCTTCGCAGTTTGACATGGACTTGGTATGGCCCGCGAACATCTCATCGATGGCGGCGCGGCTGAAACTGCCATTCCTCTGTCAGATTTCGGAGATTCCGGGGGCGACACTTGGAACAGTCACAGTTCCGTATTTCGGACGGGAACTCTACTATGCGGGCGACCGCAAGTTTGAGCCGCTGACGATTACCATCATCAACGACGAGGACTTCCTCATTCGTCACGCTCTGGAAGAGTGGATGAAGGCAATCACCGCACACTCGTTCACGACCTCGCAGTATCAGGGGAACATCGCGTCCGCTCGTGGTGCGTCTACCTCATATGCGACTCGTGCTCAGGTACGACAGCTTTCCCGCAACGAAAACGGCAACGGACCACAGCAACGCTACGTCTTTGAGGGGATCTTCCCCGTCGCTCTCGGGAACATCGAAGTTAACTGGGAAGCGTATGATCAGATTGAGAAGTTTACGTGCCAGTTCCGCTACCAGTGGTGGGAGTGCGACACGTTCCAGCGCGGCACGTGGTAAGATTATTGAACTGAAAGGGGTCGTCGGACGCTACGCGACCGTCGGCCCTTTTCTACAAAAGGTGAACCTTCATGCCAAGAATCTTTGGGTTCGAATTCACTTGGAATCGTAAGTCCTCCAAGCCGGCTTCGACCTCCCCCTATCCGACTGGAAACGTCCTCAGTCCTGTTCCCCCGCAGGACCTAGACGGAGCTATCAACATTCAGT